TCCGTACAGTCTACACCGAAGCTAAGTTTAGAAATTGCTTTAAACTACCTACAGTGAGCGGAACTCCGCCTTTATCATCAATTCCTTCACCATCTATGATGGCATTAGCCACAGAACTCTTCTGTTGTAGAGCGTCATACTGGCGCATTTCAATAGAGCCATCAATCAAAAAGTCTTGAATAACTATCGTCTTCCATGTGGAAGAAGCTCTCATAATACGCCCGTTGCGTTGAGTTGCACTTCCTGAAGACCAAGGTAAATCAAAGTTAATAAGAAGATTCGCGGCGGGCAAGTCAACGCCGTAACCGCCAGCATCAGAAGATATAAGGACGCGTACCGAAGGTAAAGTGTTAAAGGCAATTTTATTCTCCTCTTTAGTCTTAGCGTCTAACTTACCTGAGTATAGACGGCATTGTTCTGTCCCCAAAGCATTTGCAATTTTATCCAGCATGTCTACATAAGTTGCAAAAATTACTACCTTGTTTTCATCGTTCTGGTCTAAGAAGTCTTTAACGTACTCAATAAGAGTTTCCAGTTTATTGGAGGTAGTTACGGTGTCTAAAGCGCCATCTAGTACTAACTCGTTAGCATAGGCAGAACCTTCGCCCATCATATCTAAATACTTTTTAGCGCTAGTTCGCAGTAAATCTGGGTGCGAGCAGAGCATCTTAAGGCACCCAATCTTAGACATAATCTTTCCGCGCATTTCATCTTCAGGGCCATTGCGAGCGCTTTCAATTCCATAATGAGCCAAAATATTAAACGAACCGCCAAACATTGCTTGAGCATCGTCTAAGTCCTGTAACAAATCTTTCCTAATGCGTTCATACAACTTGGCAGATTTTCTATCAAAGACAACTTGTATAGGGTCTTTGTGTATTGACTCTGGAAGAAACGGAGCAACGTCTGGGTCTTTTTGTGCTTTACGTACAGCAGCTTCTTTCATAACCTCGTGGAATGTCCGTAAGTTAATGTACCGTTCTACCCCACCCCAAGTGTTTCGTACAATAAACGTTCTATCAAAGTTTTCAAACTTACCTAGAACTTCACCATCAACAAATTGCATAATGCTATAAAGTTCTTCAGGTTTTCCGTTTTCAATAGGAGTTCCTGTAAGGGCAAACCTATACGGAGCATTAGATAACCGCTTTGTATATTTAGAACGTTTAGAACGAAACGATTTTATAGCCGTAGCTTCGTCTAATACTACAAATCCTCTTGGGAGTTTTTTGACACTATCCCAGTCGTTAACAATTTGCTCGTAGTTAAGAATGATGTAATCGACCTTTGAATTTCTCCAGTCGAATGCTTGTTCATATTGTTCTGCTCTTTTAGCTTTGGTTCCATCAATGACCAGAGCACGTGAAGTACCATCGGTAAATTTCTCAATCTGATTAGCCCACTGATATTTAAGTGAGGATAAACATATTACCAAACCTGGCTCTTTAATTTCGCGTGAATCCATTAGCCGCTCAATGGCGGCAATGGTTATTACAGTCTTACCTAAACCAAGGTCGTAAGCAACAAGCATCTTCTTGCGCTCGCACATGCGGTCTACTGCCTCTGGTTGATAAGGAAGTAGGGTTCCTTTAAAGCTCATTGCTCGCTTTCAAGATGCCGTCTATTTGACTTTTAAGACCGTCTAGTCCTGAGTTATTAACTAATATTTTATCGTACTTCCAATAGTCCATAGCGGATTCTGAAGGATGGTCATTTACAGGGGCGTATCCAGGGCGCAAAATTTTCCATATTTGACCATTGGCTTCTTTAATTTTTGCGGCTTCGTTAGGAAACCGTACATCTGTAAAAACTAAGTTCTTAGATGTGTCTAGATTTTTAAACGCTTCTGTTACCCAAATATCGTCTCCAAACATATTACGCATAGACATGCCTAAATTCTGTAACATCCTACGTACTTCAGAAGAATTTTTAGCGTCTTCCCAACCTCGTTGCTCTACAACCCTATTTAAAGTACTAGCAAAATCGTTAATAGTTGGATTAATTTCACAAAGCAATTTTTTTATGGGTTCAGCAAAAGCTACGCGTTCATATCCATGTAATCCCAAAAGAAGTCCTGCAATAGTGTCCTTACCGCTTCTTGCGTATCCAGAAAGTCCTATAATCATAAAAACGCTCTCTTCCCGTAAATTGAGTGCCTTGAATTATCTAAACCGTACATTATCTCAGACTTGCTCATAGCGCCAATATCTTTCATGTCGGTTTGGTCATAGTTAAAAAACCAACAATCAAAACCCATGCTCTTTGAGTATTCTAACAAAAGGGAAGATGAACTTAAACCAGCTTGGTCATTGTCCATAGCAAAAATTATATGGTTAGAACTTCTAATAAGGTTAATCTGGTCTTTAGACACCGCAGACCCACAAACAGCCACGCCACCTAAAACTCCAATAGAAGCTAGACGAGCCACATCTAACGGAGATTCTACAACAACCATATCTGGACCTTGATAACGTTCATACCCAAACAATGTAGAAGACTTAACTACCTTTGGTGGGTAGTTGTTAAATCTACGCTCCTTAAACCATTTTTCTTGCCAACCAATAAGCTTATTAGTGTATGGGTCACGCATTGGAAGTATCCAACTTTCATTTGATGCGTTCCATAGTATTCCGTAATAGTCAGCGGCTATAGAAGTTATCCCACGAGTTTTAAGCGCGTATTCAGGAGGGGCAACAAAACCACTAAGCATAGATTCAGTAACGCGAGTTGTTTGCTCTTGTATAGGCGCTGGAGAAATTAACTTTTCAAAAGCCCTAGTTAAATTTCGCTCACCACTATTGACCCACTGCTTTGCCATTTCAGAATCAACGCCTTGAACGTACTCAACTAAAGAACCTACGCTTCCCTTGAAATGACAAGAAAAGCAATTGTGAACGCCTGTATCTGCGTTTATATACCAAGAAGGGTTGGTGTCTTCTCTTCCCTTACGTTCTAAATGAGCTGGACAATGAGCCTTTATTTCATCTCCGTGTATAGAAACAACCTCAATACTTAAACGCTCTAATAAGTCTTCCATCTCCTCTACGGTCATAGGTCGTCTGCCGTAATCTCTCTAAAAGTTCCTGTATTCCAATCCCACAACATAGATACTTCTGCTGGACCAGAGTTACGCGAGGCAATTACCTTTAGCAACCTAGTGTCGTCTACGTTCTCATCTTCACGTTGAAGTCCAAAAATTACATCCGCATCTTGATGAAAAGATGATGAGTACCCAATAGCATCTGTAGTAACTTGACCATTACGCATTTTATTTTCTAAGACTTGAGTGGAGATAACAATAGGTTTATTAACACGTTGAGCCAACCTTTTTAGGGAACGAGTGATGTTGGTAAGTGCCTGTGGGCTACCTGGCTTCTCACCATTTTCATCAACCATTAAATACATACCGTCAATAAATACGATGTCTGGTTGATGTACTTGAATCTTACTGGCAATAGAAGAAACAGTAGAACCTTCTACGGCACCTACAAGCCAAAACTTTTCTTTCATAGATGCTACGGCTTTAAGTTTAGATTTAACTCTAGACTCTTCTTCATCTGTAAGGGCGCCAGCTTGATACCGAGTGTGAGAAACACTTGCCCTCATAGCAACATACCTAGAAAGCTGTTCTTGATTAGTCATTTCAAAAGATTGAAACATTGGCGTACTGTTTTGTAAATGAACATTTTGAGCAATCTGCAAAGCAAGAGTTGATTTACCAGTCTTAGGTGGAGCAACAATAATAACTAACTGACCATTTTGTAGACCGTTTGTTGCAGCATCAATGGTGGCAAACCCTGTAGCAACTCCAAGTAATCCTGGATTGCTTTTGCGGTAAAGGTAGTCATCCCAAAGCTGCATTGGATTTTCTGTAATATCAACATCAGAAGATTTAGTTAACCCATCCTGTTCAAGTTTTACTACGCCCTTTTGAATTTCTAATAGGGCACCTTCGTGGTCTCGTTGTTTCTCAAGCTTTTCAATTGCGTCACCTATCATGGTGATTGTCGCGGCCTTACGACGGTTTGCTATTAGTTCATCTAAAAAGTATTCAATGCTGTCGTTTATTACTACATCATCGCGGTAAGAAGG